TGTCAGCCGTGGGGATCACCGATAACACGGATGACACCGCGCTTCAGTCTGTGCTGGACGCAACCGACACGCTGATCGATCTCTACTGCGACCGCAAGACTGGCTTCGGCACTGCGTCGGAGACACGCTTCTACACGGCTGAGGACTACGAGTATGTGTTGACCGACGATCTTGTCAGCGTCACCACGCTCCAGACAGACGATGACGCGAACGGCACCTACGAGACCACCTGGACTTCTGGCACCGACTATGTGCTGGCTCCGCGCAATGCTGCGCTAGATGGATTCCCATACACCGAGATCGACACGAGCGTCACTTGGCCGCGCAACTTCCCTAAGGATGTCTACCTTGGGGTCCGCGTGGTCGGCGTATTCGGCTTTCCCAGTGTGCCAGCTGCTGTGAAGCAAGCGGAAATCATTCAGGCTGGCGCTGTCTGGAACAGTCGCACCGCGCCATTCGGCGTGATCGGATCGGCTGACCTTGGCGGCATCCTGCGGATGAGCCGCGCCCTGCACCCAGAGGCTGCGCTGATCCTTGAGCCGTACCGCAAGCGCGGCGGCTTGGCACGATGACCGACCTGACCATCCTTGATGCCATTGCAGCTCGGCTGACGGCGCTCACGCCGCCGACTGGCTACGCGCTCCGCAAGGCATACGCCACGCCTCCTGAATCGCTGCCGGTCGTACCTGCGGCGATCCTCTTCCCAGGCGATGACTCAATCACCGTCGGCAACGGCAACCGCACCACGGTGCTCACGGTAGCGATTCGCGTTTACCTCCTGCCCATCCCACGGATGGATGACAAGTACCGCGACCTCTACACTTGGCGCGCGTGGCTTCGCACTGCATTCGATGGAGCGGTCACCATTAGTGGAAACGCCGTTCAGGTCGCAGTGTCTGGTACTACACTCGGCACAGATACATACGCCGATCAGGACTACCTGACCGTAGAAGCAACTGCGGAAGTGACCGTCTATGACACGGTCGCCTTCACCGCGTAGAGCAAGGAGATCGAGAGATGGCAACAATCGGCGCAAAGGCTCTGACGCGGATCGCTACTGCGTCGCAGGCTTCATTCGGCACGGCCGCTTCTATCGGCACGGCGACAGGCGAGGTCCTGTTCAACGAGACCATCGGCGCGCTCGACCTGGGCGTGACCGTTGACCTGGGCGAGACCACCTCAGTTGGTAAGCGCACCGCCATTCAGGCTGGGCGACCAACGATCACCGGACGAGCACCAGTCCTGACCATCGCAGAGGGTCCTGCATCGCTCCGCACCCTTCCACTCATCCTTGACGCAATCGGCGCAACCACTTCAGGCACGGCTTCGCCGTACTCGTGGACTTGGTCGCCAACACAGGGCGATGTCGACACGCTCGTGTTCTACTCGTTCCTTGTGACTGACGGCGTGCAGAAGTATCTCGTGCGCGACGCAGCTCCGACCGAGATCACCTTTTCGGCTGATGCAAACGGTCTGCTTCAGGTCGGCGCGACCTTCGCTGCGACCACGGTCACATCGTCGGCGCTCGCCTTCCCAACGGCACTCCCAGAGAATCCAATGATGGCTGGCCGCTTGATGAAGCTCAGCACCGATACGAACTTCCCTGACAAGAGCGGCACTGGCGCAACCGACTTCTCCAGCGTGATGAACTTCAACCTCTCGGTGACCACTGGCGTGGGGATGGTGACGGCGCTTGACGGCAGCCTGACGGCAGCCACAGCTGCACTGACCGGCGTGCTCGATGCGACGCTGACCTTCACGGTCGTAAGCAACAGCGCGGCGACCACCTCATTCCCAATCACCGACATTGCGACGCAGAAGTTCCTGCGCCTCTACGGCACGACCTCCGATAACTACGGTGTCTGGATTCTTGGCTCGTGGGAAGTGGAGAATGTCGTGGCACTTTCAGCGGATCAGGATGGCGTGGTGGTCAATGAGGTCACCTGCCGACTGGCATACGATGTGACTTCAGGGAAGAGCCTTGAGGTCATCATCGACTCGCCACTGGCAACAGCGCCATAAAGAGCAGCGCCTAGGGCGCTAGTAGGAGGATCAATATGGACACGGTAAAGATCGCCCTAGAGGGTGAGTTTGCTGGGTGGACAGCCGAGCTGCGAAAGACAGTCTCTGCGCGCATCCTGCTCGACTTGGAGTCAGGCGAAGCGTCACGAGCACTCGCAGCGTTTGCCAAGCTGGTAGTCACGCACAACTTCAAGGGGCTTGATGGCAAGCCTTGTCAGGATGTGTTGGACGCACCAGTAGACGCACTCTCGCAGACGCTTGAGGCGTGGGGTAAGGCGAACCAGCCGGACCCCAAGTAAGGCTCGCCGCCAGGCGGATGGCGATTGGACAATCTATCTCGCCTCCGCCGGAGATCATCTTCCACCTCTTAGGCGAAAAGTTTGGGATGTGGCCAGATGAGGTAGCGAGCCTGCCGATAGATCAGGTGCTACTTGCGTGGATGATTCACGCAGAGATGCAGCCGAAAGGGAAGTGATGCGAGCCGCGATTGTCGTAGACGGTCAGTTCGATCGGAACTTTGATCAGCTGCGGCTTGGCTTCCTCAAGGGTTCCAACCCTTCAGCATTCAAGCGCTTGGCTTCATTCGCTACCTTGAACGCAGCGCGCACCTTGCAAAAGCCAATGCGTGACAAGGCTCCACGCGGTGCGACCGGCAACCTTCGCAAGAAGGTGCTCGCGCGCAAGGCGCGATTCAACAACCCTGCCGCCGTGGTCGGCATCAAGGGTGGGCGTAAGGGCGTGTTCTACGGCTGGCTCGTCGTCGGTGGTACCGGCAACCGACGCAACACTGTCAATGGCACCTTCGCGGTAAAGCCAGTCCAGAAGCGACCGTTCGTTGATGAAGTGGTAAAGCAACGATCAAACATCGACCGAGCGGTAGAGTCATACAGTAAGACGGTGGCCGCGTTCTTCAACGACGAGCCATTCCGCAACACCATCCTGAAGTTCAAGAGAGGTAACCAACGCTGATGGCTGGAAACCAGACCGCTAACTTTGTCGTCAAGGCGAAGGACTCCGCATCAGGTCCTCTTGGAAAGATCGGCACCTCGATGGGCAAGCTGCGCCGCGTCGGCTTCAGCGCATTCAAGGGCATTGCCGCTGGCGCTGCTGTTGCCGGAGCCGCACTGGCTGGGCTTGCATTCACCGCAGTCAAGTCCGCTGCTGACGATGAGCGCCAGACAATCCTGCTGAACGCTGCACTCAAGCAGCGTGGACTGCTCACAGAAGGTCTGACAAAGCAGATTGACGAGCAGATCATCGCTATGGGTGCGCTGGGCATCACTGATGACCAGGTGCGTGCCGGTATCGAAGTGGGGTCACGATTCTTCACGAGCCGCAATATGCTGCTCAAGGCGAATGCTGTCGCGGCCGACATTGCTGCCGTCACAGGCACTGACCTTGCAGAAGTTATGACCACCATCGGCAAGGCAACTCAGGGTCAGACGAGAGGTCTCAAGGCGCTCGGCATCCAGGTCTCCAAGAACGCCACCTTAGAGGAGATTCTCACGGCCGCGACAGAAAAGTACGGCGGCACCGCCGCAGAGATCGCTAACTCAACGAGCGGCAAGTTCGCTCGATCCCAGGTGCGATTCAACGAGACGCTGGAGGAGCTTGGCTATCGGCTGCTACCAACAGTCAACAAGGTGATGGATTTCCTCGCCAAAGAAGCTCTGCCAGCATTCGAAGCAATCGTCCGCACAGTTGGTCCAGTGCTTGACGATCTAATCACTAACTATGTAGCGCCTCTGGTGCGCTCCTTCGGCGAGCTGGGCGCGGTCTTTGAGGAAGGTGACATCAACCTGCTCGTGATTGCGATGGAGCCGCTCAAGATCTTCCTAGAGGCACTGAGGATCACGGTTGATGCGATTGTCGTTGGACTCAGGACGCTCTTTGCCGCGCAGGGCAACCTAGGCAAGGCTGGTACGACCTCTGCTGGATACTCGCCGTACCTTGCCAACGCAGTCGCCTCTGGAACCTTTGTTCCACCGATGGGAGGCGGAGCTACCACCAACAACATCTTCATCGGCACTGGCAAGGTGGACACCGTGGTGACTGACTCGATCAACCGAACTGGAACCTTCAAGCGAGGCCGCTAAATGGCGAACCCATTCAGCCTGATCGTGGCTGGCGTAGACAGCGGCGCGAACCTTCTTGACCTTCCAGCGCCGAGCGCTACGACTACGCCCTATGTGGACCTTGGCAGCCTGACGCTCACGCTCTCAGGCGACGGCAACGGCGGCTCAATGCAGTTCGATGTGATTGAGACCAAGACCCCAGTAGCAGGACCGTGGTGGCGATCAGGCGCGGTCTACGACAATGCGCGCGTCCAGTTCTTTGACAGCCGCTACAGCGCGACCACGCCGATCTTCCTTGGCTATGTGACCGGCATTGATGCACGGATGCTGGAGAACGGCCTTGGCTCGCGCGCAACCGTCACTGCTGAGGACGCAGATGGCTGGCTGCAAAAGACCATCGTTCGCAACGGCACGACAGGCATCCGATCGACCTCCTTTGTGGACTCGTTCACGCTCGGCTCGTCCACATCGACCGACCGCGACATCATCAACGGATTGCTGGCTCGCGTGAATACGCAGTTAAACGACGCGACTACTCGCGAGATCCTGAACACCGCAGTGATCAGCGGCTCTACTCGCGCGATCTATTCAGGAACTGCTCAAAAGATTGGCAAGCAATCCTTCAAGGCAACCACGCTCCAGAGCGCGCTCGATCAGGTGGCAGAAGCAGCAGGCGGCATCGCTGACATTCAGTACCGCTACTGGGTTGATACCGATGGGCGACTGAACTACGGACCAAAGACCGTAGCGCCGACCTACGCCACGGCACCGGCAGAGATCGTCACCGATCCTGCGAGCGTCCAGACTGGCAGCGCCTCCACCGTGACGCGCCTGCTGGCACGCGACCTCTCGGTCAATCTCGATCACTCGGACATCGTCAAGGGAATCTTTGTGCAGGCTGACTCAGCCTATGCGCGCTACGACAGCAACCAGACCTTCCCAACGGCTCCGACCAACGACCCATACTTCCGCACCTACACAGGCACCTACAGCCGCAACGGCGCTGGTCTGGCAAGCCGCAATGGTCCTCTGGCGCACGAGGTATTCAGCGCGCCGAAGATCGTCGCCAAGGC